TTATCCCACCACTGACCAGACTTTGCCTTAGCCATTTCAAAATCATCTAGGTTAGAAAGTGAAATAAGAGCAGAGCGACGGACACCGCCAACAACGACGATCTCTCCAATCTTACACATAATGTCATGTGCCTCAATTGGCTTCAGTCTACGTCCAGCAGCATTCTTGAATGTTTCTACAGTGAATGCAAAAAACATCTCAAGTGTTGCTGGACCGCTTGCCCTTCCACCAAAAACCTTAAGTCTTGCTCCTGCTGGACGTACCTTTGACATGTCCCAATTCGGAATTTGACCCATAACCAGGAGGCTAATAAGTTCCTTATATGCCTTAGACCATCCAATTTTTGAATCCTCTACAACTATCGTAGTACCTGTTGGAAAGAACTCATCTGCTACTGACGGTAGTTGGTCAATATATCTTTGCTCAACAGAGAATCCAACGCCAGTCCCATTCATCAAAATATACATTGCTTCATCAAATGCACGTATTGAATCTACTGCAATAAAAGAACATGTGTATGCTGCAATGTTGTCTCGCTCAAGTGCTGGGCCTGCTGTCATAAGGGCACGCATTGATGGCATAATCTTGTGATTCAGTATTGCATTTTCTATTTCATTAAAAATCTTATCCGATTCATTGTAATTGTAATTTGTAACAAGATGATTTTTCATGAAGGTCATGAGCCTATTAACAGTTTCAACCCATGTCTCTCTCCTTCCTTCGGACTCAATCCATCGTGCATATCTGCTAAGATGAATAAAATTTCTGTAATGATTCTTGATTGTTCCGTCGTTATTAATGAGAGACAAAATAAAACACTTCCTTTGATAGAATTAGGGGTAAGGTATATTCTACCAGTAAAGAAAAGGAAAAAACAATGGAACTAACGATCCAGCAAGTACATTCATATTACAATTTGGTAAAGAATGGTGAAGCAGAAGAATTAACATTTCCAGGTATTGACAACACCCCTGGTGGAAGCCTTATAATACCAAAACTTGATGATAACGATGAAGTTTATTTTTACGATATGATTTCAAAAACAAAAGTTTATCCTGGTCTTGATACTATAAAAAAGATTTATATTGCACTTGCCAAAAGAAAAAAGTCGTGATAAGATTTCGGGTGGTGGGTGGGAAAATATAATAATATATATATTATAAAGATCTTATATAAATATATACTATAGATAGTAAACTAATTGTAAGATAAATCACATTGACCGTTATGTGGTTTTTATATTTGACAACCCTACACTTTCTTTGTTAGACTAGAAGGATGTCTTGCCGCCGTCAGGAGGAAACATGACGAAAACGAAACTGCTAGCCGTAGTATTTGTTGTTGCAATGTTCCTATCATCAGGAGCACTTATTGCACCAGCAAGTTCTGCAAACGAACAGGTGTATGTTCAGTCTGCACCAACTGCGACGGTCATGGTCGTTAAACCAGCCGTTGTAAGAAAGCCTATAGAAACACAAAAACCTAAGTCAGAATTTAAGTGTGATCACTTTTTGGCTAAGGCTTTGTACAAGGCTGGATTTAGAAAGAACGGGTTGCGTATAGCCTGGGCTATCGCAATGCGAGAAAGTGGAGGAAGGGCTAACGCTATTTCTTCTACTGGAGATTATGGAGTATTTCAATTTAACAGGGCCGCTCATAGTAAACAGCCTTGGTGGGATACTTCTAAGATGCTTGATAGAAAATATAATATAATGATTGCCTTTGAGATTACTCAGGGTGGAAAAACATTCTACCCATGGGATATAAATGGTAATGGCGAGTGGAAGAAGACATGGAGCACCCATGGTTCTTACCAGTCATATGCAAAGTGGTACAACAAGTATCCATGTAAGTAGCGTCGTAGCGGGGTAAGAAACCTATTATAAACAAGGTGGCAACATTCTTACCCCGCTACTGCTATAATTGTAGACTTCAGGAAGAGTAATTGATGGATAGCAAAGATATTGTATTACACATTGAAGAAGTGAATCGTGTTGCTGCCGAATATATCAAAGGCAAAGATGCTTCTGCTATCTCCAAAGAACTTGATATCCCAAGAAATAGAGTTTTAGGTCTTTTAAATGAGTGGCGAGAAATGATCGCCAACAATGAGGCTGTTCGTAGTCGTGCAAGAGAAGCACTTGCTGGAGCAGATCAACATTATAATCATCTTATTCGTCAAGCATATGAAGTTATTGAGGATGCCAATACAATGGCAAACCTTACTGCTAAGACTACCGCCATCAAACTCATCATGGACATTGAGGGTAAGAGAATTGATATGCTTCAAAAGGCTGGTCTGTTAGAAAACAAAGAGTTAGCAGACCATTTGCTAGAGACTGAAAAGAAGCAAGAAGTACTTGTCAAAATTCTTAAAGAAGTTTCTGGTGAATGCCCACGTTGTAGAAACGAGGTAGCAAGAAGACTTGCTCAAATGTCTGGACCAGAAGAAGTGATTACAGTTGAGCACTCTTAATTTTGATGACTTCCTTAGCGCACTTGATGACGATCCATTTGAGGAATATCCTGTCGATGTAAGAACATTTGTTCATGATGAAATGTATTTGGGTCAACCAGAACTATCTGAAATTCAATATGACGTTGTTGAGGCGGGTAGTCAAATATATCGTCTAGAAGATCTTATGAGAATCATGGAAGATAAAGAAGCCAAAAGACACTATGAAAAATACACCAAGAATGAAATAATTCCACAATGTGGCAAGGGAAGCGGCAAGGACTACGTTTCTACCGTTACCACAGCCTACGTTGTTTATAAACTTCTATGCCTAAGAGATCCCGCAAAATATTTTGGCAAACCCTCTGGTGATGCCATTGATATTATTAATATTGCTATCAACGCACAGCAGGCTCGCAACGTATTCTTTAAGGGATTCAAATTAAAGATTGAAAGATCCCCTTGGTTTGCTGGAAGGTACGATGCAAAGGTGGACAACGTAGAGTTTGATAAAGCCGTAACAATGTACTCTGGTCACTCAGAAAGAGAAAGTCATGAGGGTTTGAACCTTATACTTGCCGTTCTTGACGAGATTTCTGGTTTTGCCCAAGAATCTGTTAGCGGTAATGAGAATGCAAAAACTGGTGATGCTATTTATAAAGCATTCCGTGCCTCTGTAGATTCTCGCTTCCCTGACTTTGGCAAAGTACTTCTTCTTTCCTTCCCAAGATACCAGGGAGACTTTATCTCTAAGAGATATGAAGATGTGGTTTTGGAAAAAGATACTGTTCTTAGGCAGCACTCGTTTTTAATTAATCCAGATCTTGGAGATATCGACGGAAATCAATTTTCTATTGAATGGGAAGAAGATCATATTAAGTCTTATAAGGTTCCCAAGGTGTATGCAATTAAGCGTCCGACTTGGGATGTAAATCCAACAAGAACAATCAGCGACTTTGAACAGTTGTTTGTTGCAGATTATGGAGATGCCATAATGAGATTTGCATGTATGCCTACATTTTCTAGCGATGCATTTTTTAAGCAACGAGATAAACTTGAGCAGGCAATGACTCATAGGAATCCCCTGGACAACTATCGTAGATTTGATGCAGCATTTGAACCAGACCCAGAGAAAACTTATTTTGTTCATGCTGACCTCGCACAAAAGCATGACAAATGTGCTGTAGCAATTGCACATGTTGATAAGTGGGTTATCTTTCAGGTAATTAAAGACTATGAGCAAGTAGCCCCTATTGTTGTTGTTGACGCTGTTGCTTGGTAGGAGCCTAAAAAAGAAGGGGCAGTTAATCTAAGTGAAGTAAAAAACTGGATTATTAATCTTAGAAGATTAGGTTTTAATATTGGCAAGGTAACGTTTGATAGATGGCAGTCCTATGATATTCAACAAGAACTTAAGGCTGTTAATATTAATACTGATACAGTATCTGTTGCTAAAAAACATTATGAAGATTTGGCTATGCTTGTTTATGAGGAAAGAATTGTAATGCCTCAGATACCTTTGCTACTAGAAGAACTGTCTGAACTTAAGATTATGAAAAATAATCGTGTAGATCACCCACGCAAGAAATCAAAGGACTTGGCGGATGCCGTTTGTGGGGCGGTATTCGGAGCAATCTCTCATACAAGTAAGGACTCTAATCTAGAGATTGAGGTTCATACATGGAGTTCTGCCAGCCAACTTGCACAAAAGCAAAAGGCTATGGTAGAAT